ACGCATACACTTTTCGAACAAGAGCCATTCTGGGTTTGGGACTTCTTTTGGTTCTTTAGTTTTCTTGTCGATAACACGTTTGCCTTTGGCATCATAGATTCCTTCGTGCGTAATATGATGTTCTTGGACACCATTGTATTGACTTACATTTGGTGCGATTAACTGATAGAAGTCGCTGTCAGTTGAAATAATGACATGCTTGTCTTTAGGATGATTTTGAATAAATCCTGCAATGAGGTCATCTGCTTCTAGTTGAGGATGATGTAATACAGTACAGTTGGTCTTTTCGCTAATAAAGTTTTTGAATTCGTCAAATGCTTCCCAGAACAGTTTGTCTTCTTCTTGTTCCTTAGGCGTTAGCGCAGCCCTACTTTCTGCACGATTACGTTTATAAGGCTCGTAGAAGTCTTTACGCCAGCTACGACCTTCGAGACAGAATACTACATGGCTACCGTTAAAATCATTCCATGCCTTTTTAATACTGTTAAAGGTAATATGGAAGGCCATCCCAAGTTTAATATCGCTAGAACCTTGTACAACGTGTCTAGCACGGAAAAATGTGTTGGCTGTATCAACCAAAATGTATGTCATTTGTAATATTCCATGTCTGCGGCAAAAACAAATCGATATTCTGTAGTATCACAGATACCGGGTCTATGCCACAGTTTACTAGGATATATGCTCCATGTCAAATTGTTTGGTTTTAGGCAATATGTATCTTCAAAATTTGGTGCAGGATTAACTGAAAATTCTGTACCTGCCATTTCAAAATTTTCTACTTTTGGAACATAGACATACCAAAGCCCGCTTAATGTATCAGTAGTTCCGTTGTTGTCACTTACATGGTGATTGTGCCACAAATCATTTCTGTCTTCTACAGTTTCTTTATTGGTCATAAAAACCCAACTCATTATGTTTTTTATTCGAACTTCTCTGTCAAGATACATAAAGCAACTGTAAATGAAACTTTGTCTCATTTTTAAAAATACACGTTCTTCTCTTGAAAACAAATTTTGTTTTGTCTGAAATTTTGGACTGTTGGTAAAATAATTTCCAGACCCAATAATTTCTTTTGTAATATCTTTAATTTGTTCGTTGTCTTCTTGCTTGATCAACGACGACCAATCGTATAAATCAATATATTCGTTAGATTCGATTATTTTCATACTACTTCAGCTTTTCCACCACCTAGCTTAGTAACATTAATATATCCAGCGCCTCGAGTGGTATCTAAACCTTCTTCAGCTAACATGTTTCTTGCTAAGTCTCTAAACCAACGATCTACAATTTCTTCTTCAGGGTCGCCGTCAAAACCATATCCTGATTTTTTAAGTTCGGTAATAAAGTGTTCATTCCAATCAAGTTCAAAAAACCCATTACGAACATTATCTTTATTAACTTTAGTATCTAATACAGCTACCCAAGGCTCGCCTTTTTTAGTTGCACGTTCTTTAGGAGTGAGTTTGGCTTCTTCCTCCCTTGCTTGGGCCTCAGCAGCACGAGCTAATGCTTCAGCACGTTCTTGTTCAGCGCGAGCTTTTTCTTCTTCTAATTTTTTAATCCCTGTAATTTTTTTGAACCATTCTTTCATGGCTTTCTCCTAAAATATGTCGATACAGATATGGATGGTCCATTAATCCCATATCCCAAATAAGCTGACTCATTCGTTCTCTTTCTAAAATTGGAAGTGCTTGAATAAATGTATTTGTACTATACCTTGCACCTTTTGTAATTTCAGTTACCTCATGTACCCAAAACGGATCTGCTGGAAATATCATGGCATCGCCTTGCTCTAATTTTACAACATGTCTGCCATTCCAGAAACGAAACTCTCCTCCTTCATAGTCTGAATTAAGAGCAATAGTGCAACTAGCATGGATCATTTCTTCCCAATCGATGTGAGGATGAATCCAACCACCAACTTCATACTTCATAAGTCTGTGCATATGAGAGAATCTTAAAAATTTTTTTAGTGCTGGCGGATGAAAGGATTTAAATTGATCTAAATGATCGATCCATTCCTCGATAATATTGTTTATTTTATTGTGTACAATATCAAAAGTAATTGTTCCTGGTAAAAGTTCAACTCGTTTAAAAGTTGAAGTGGTCATTTTATTTGTTACTGCATGAATGCAGCTTTCTTTAACTGCTTCATTGGACCTATTATCATATTCTTTAATCAGCAATTCGCACTGATCTTTTGTCAGTGCATTTTTTACAATATAAATTAAGTCTTTTAACTTAATGTCTTCCATTAAGTTCCCCACTCATTTTTAAATAACGGTACTTGCAATCTATCACTATAACGCAAACCGTTTTTCATTGCTAGTTCTGCGACACGGCGATTATTAAGAGTGTACACGCTTTCAACACCTCCAACAGGCATAAGATACACAGGACCCGTAAAACCGTTTTCACGATAAATGTCTGCTGTTTCAATTGCTTCCTCCGCATCTTCTTCTGTTGCCACAACAAATTTAAGATAAGTGTAACCAACTTCTTCGTATTGACATACTACTTCAGGTTTAATTGCTTCGTGTCTAGTTTCACCACTACAACTTAACTTAGCACTAACACTAAATGTAATTTGTCTCCACACGTCTTCCTTAGATACCCAATCTGTCAAATAATTTTTAAATTCTTCTGTTAACAGTTGTGTGCCATTTGTTTCAAATGTAATCTCTTTCAAACCTTCCATCTTGGGATGATTGAGCAAATCCGGATAAGCACGTTGCCACCCTAGCAATGGCTCGCCGCCTGTAATAACCAAGTGTTCGTCCTGCCACTCGTTAAATGGAAGGATTTCGCAGATACGTTCTGCAATACCATCTGTTGTAAGCATAGGACTAAGATCTTTAAAACGAGGATCCCAAGAAGCGTAGCTATCACAGCCTGTACTAACAAGCGGAAGTTCTTCGTATTTTGTATAAGGTTTTCTTTCATGCTGTATAAAAATGTCTTCAACCTCATTACTTAACTCTCCTTTAGGCATACCGAATCCAGCACACTTAAAATTACAGCCAAATGTACGTAAGAAAACAGACGGTACACCCATGTAACGTCCTTCACCTTGTATGCTATAAAATAATTCTGCGATTTTAATTTTACTCATCGTCTTTTTCCAAGTATTGTGTTATTTGATCTTCTGCATCAATATAACTTTCTGCCCATACAGTAAAGGTTGCTACACCTTTTGTTGCGTAGATATCAAACGGAACAGTACCATTTGGAATCCAATTTTCCCCTACTTCTCTTTTAATTTCAAATTTTTGTAGGGTGGTATTTTTCATACGATTAATTAGTTCGTCGGATATTTGTTTTGCTGTATTCATACACAATCTCCTTGTTCTGCTATTCTTGCCGCAGCAGATTTTTCCTTGCGTTCAATCCTAAAGTTCTTAACATCTGCAATAGCAGTTTTTAAAGTTTCTGCATAGTTGAGTGTTTGTTGTTCACTCATACTAATAGTTGTTTCTACACGAACTGCACCAGTAGTCCACAGCTCCCATGTAACTTTTAGACGAGTCCATAGGCCGTTAATAATGTCTTTTACAAACCAATCAATTTCCTGCCAATACACGCTATCTATGTCATAGCGTTTTTCAAATAGTTCTGACCAATAGTTAGTTTTGGCAGTAGCATAAATGTTTACATTTACACCTGTTTCATCTGCTTCTATTTCTACATTGTGATCGTGATATTCTTGACCGCATCCACACACTACTTGATAGAACTTACTGTTACCAAAGTCGTTACGTTTTAAAATGCCTTCTGCTGGAATTTGAATTTTCATTGTATTATAGGCCTCTCAAACTTTTTAACTTGATTTCTATTCGCAGAAATACTATCAACCATACTTTCATATTCGTCTTGGCTTAGTGCAGTTTTATAAATTGACAGCGCCTGCGTCATCATAATTGCGGCAATAGCCAATGGACTGTGATCAACGCACATTTGATCTGTAAACTTTAAATAGTGTTCGTATAAATTTTCTAATTGGCTATCGTTCATCTTGGCGCAAACTCCTGTTGTAATTTAATATTATCCATAAACTCTTTCTTTGTACCTGCGTCGTTTTTAAACGCACCTTTGAGTACAGTAGTCTGAGTTAACGAGCTATGTGCCATAATGCCACGGTTTTCACAGCATCCATGTGTAGCTTGAATGTATACGCCTATGTCTTTGGCTCCTGTGGCTTTTTCGATCTCCCGAGCAATATCATTACAAAGTTCCTCCTGGAGAGTTCCACGTCTTGCACACCACTGTGCGATACGTGTGTACTTTGAGAGTCCGATAAGTTTCTCAGCAGCAATAAGACCAATATAAGCAACGCCAGTAACGGGTTGGTGATGATGGCTACACATACTGCGAAGCTCGCTACGAACAACCAACATACCTTCGTAACGGTCCGTCGTGTCGTTTGGAAATGCTGTTGCGTCTGGTGCTGGTTCATATCTACCTGCCATAATTTCGTTAAAATACATTTTAGCAAGGCGTCGAGCTGTGCCTTTACTATTTGGATCGTTTTCGCGATCAATCAGCAAACGATCAAGCACTAGTTCAAATGCTTCAGTTGCCTCGTCAATTAGGCGTTCTTTGTCGCCTTCATGTAAATAATCGCTAATGTTGTCGCCAGCCCAAAAGCGTTTACCTTCACGCTTCATCTTAAAGCGAAGATGATCTCCTAGATATGCTTCTTCATATCCTCCATCACCTGCCATTGCATCAAGTGCAGTTTCTTTCTTAATGTATACAGGTTTACCTAGCGGTTCGTATACATCAGGTTTAAATGTTCTGTCAATTTCTGTATTAAGTACAGGATCTGGTGTAAATTTTGTTGTCAATTAAATTCTCCGAGTTAAGGCGGTGGATCGCCATATTTGTATATTATACACTATTATTTAGGTTTTTGTACATCTTTTTGATAATTTTTTACTCTTGCCTGTCTACAAGCCTCTCGCATTTGAGGAGTAAAGTCTGGACTTATTTCACTCCAAGTACAATCGATAACAACTACATCGCCTCTTTTTGGAGCAAAATAAAAAACAAGACTAAACGCTATAAAAACAGCCACAGCCAAAAGTGCTATTTCTATATCTTCTCGCTTAACATTATACGACATAAGTCCGCATCCTTTTTTGTTTTAAAATGAAAATCCATATAATCCGGTGTTGGATGACTAGTAAACCTGTCGCCTGGTAATCCAAATACTTCTACAACATCAGCGCATACTTCGTTCCACCAATATTTGTCTTGTCCGTTCCATGGTAAACGAATGAGTTTTTCTTCGTCTGGAGAAAGAAATTCTTGTCCAAACACTTTATGTTTTTGAATTTCTTTTTTCATTTTTTAAAACTTTTAATTCATCTTCTAAATAGGCTTTGTATTCGCTGAGAACTTCAAATTTTCGACTAGCATCGCCTGTGGACTGCAATTCTCGCATGTCTATATCCACTTTGGCAATTTTTTCTTGTAGAGCTTCGATAGTTAAATCGGTTTCAGTTTTCATTCTTTCTTCCTACTACCAAAACGCAAACCAGTTGCGCTTCCAAATAATAATAAGAATGCCGCCCAAGTTTCCCATGTATAAGGTATTGCTAATACTGGAAATAGTGTATTAAGAGACCAAATACCAAGAAGCGGACCAAGTACAATAACTGCTACTAATAGACTAAGTCCTAAAATAAGTTTTAAAATACTTTTAATCATAACCAAAATTCCTCCCAAGGATAAACTAACCAACAGTCTTCTTCTCGTTTATCGACAGTCCAGACATGATAGTCTGGGTCTTTAAATTTACTACCATAGTTATGTGTTAGAACAGCAAAGCGAACACTATCGCCCCAAATCTGTTTCCATTTAGGATCATCGGGAAAACAGCCACTAGGCCAATCTTGTTTAATCCAATTAATTGTAGATCCTTGGTCGTTGATATCGTCTACAATTAAAATTTGTTTGCCTTTAAAAGCATCTTCTGCCATCCACAAGTTACTTTCGCCGCCTTCGCCGTCACGTAAACTGACATTAAGAGTATGCATCTTAATACCGGTGTATTGACTCAACAAGTTAGCAGGAACAAGCCCACCGCGGGTTATACCAACAATATAGTCTGGCTTCCAATTATGTGCAGACATTTGGCGAGCAATATCTAATACTGCTCCTTCGACTTGCTTCCAGCTATAGTAAACTTTCTTCATGCAGTTAGCCCGTACGCCAATGACTGCAATTCTTCTTTAGTCATGTGAAAATTATATGTGCTAGAT